ATAAAAAACTTTCCAACATTGTGTCGGTACGGAAATCTTTCCTATCTTTTTTAACTCACCCATATTTCCTGCCCAGATATGAACGGAATCATTTACCACCGCAACATCTCTTGTTAGGGTTTCTAAAGATTTCCAATCTCCCGCATTCAATCTATGATATTGTGCAGACATGTTTGAAAAATAGAAACTTTCATCTTGTATCGCCGGGGTTTGACATTGATTTGATTTTGCAGGCATTAGATGACCTCTATCAAATCCACTACCAACATAATCACTTGCTATATCGGTTTCAATCGGTAATTGCGGGTCGGGTTTAAAATTATCTTTACGTGGAATAGGGTTTGGACAACCAATTTTTGCTTTAGTTTCCCACCATTCTACTAAAACAGGATATCTTTTTGATTTGCTAAAATGTGATGTGTAATTTGTGTGTTTTAAGACAACAATATCTTGTGCGAATGTGTTAAACGCAAGGAATAATACTAAAATTAAGGAACTGATTTTTCTCATATACTAACTTTTCTCGTTTAGTATATAAATATTAAATTTTAGAGTAATCCATGCCCCAACTTGCCTTTATTGGAAATCCAAAACTTTCAAGGACGATTTGAATCCCCTTTGCTAATTCCATACCCCAATTCAGAGGGTACTCAAAAAGGAATGAATCATAGGTGTATAAGATAGGTAGTAAATGATTACCATCCTTTAATCTTTTTAAAACTTCCATATTAAACTCCGTTTCCGTTGCTTGTAATAAGTAGTTAAATGCCTTTTGGGGATTGACTCCCTCAATCCAATTTAGAGGTATCTTCCTTCCCTTTGGGGTTAGGAGGTATCCTCTTTGTTGGGATTCGGAATAGACCCGTTGTATGAACTCGTCTACCCCCTTAAAGAAGGGTATTTCCTTATCCTCTTCACTTACACCACCATAAAGGATTCGAAAGGTTCTTCCCTTTGATTCATCATAAGGGCATTGGTATTGGTCTGCTAACCATTGGTGAACGGAAGTCGTAGGAAGGTCGTATCCAATCAACTTACCGATAATTCGTGGGTGATATGCATCGTAATCGAATTGTAGAAACATGGTATTAGGACGGGGAGTAAAAACTTCTCTCGAACCATCCTTCTTATTCAATGCACCAAAATTGATTCCCCCATGTCTATTGGATGGACGGGAGGTTAGGGTATATGGATTGTATTCTGTCCAAATAATATTGTTATGGAGGTGTTTAGCATTGGATGGCCATCTATCAAAAAATTTTTCCGTATCGACGTGGAGACCCAATTGTTCAATTTCTGAAAGGATAGGAATCATCGTATCATCAATCCAATCTTCATTTGTTAAAGTTAAGAAAGACCAATTATCCGTAATTGATTTTAATACATCACCCCATTTCATTATAGAGATGGATTTACCTAATTCATCACGTAACCCCAAACGATTGTAAAAGTTCGTTATAGGTTCTAATTGCGTGGTTAAATCGATTAGATTATTATGTAAGAAGAATGAATTTGCTTGAACATCGTGAATGTTCTTTATTGTAATATCCATTTGTAATAATCCTTTTTTATTCCATACCCATTTTGGTTGGTCGGAATGAGATAAATCAATTTGAATATTTTCACAATCGTTATGGTCAAATGGTAGAATATATTCACCATCATCAAATCTCACATATAAGAAAGCCAAATGAGTATTCATTGGATGGCATTCCAAATCAGCCCATATAGGAATAACCATTGAGGATTTAGTTCCCCAATGGTTTAAAAATTTATCTATCTCTTCTTGAGATTCTACTATAGTCATATTACAAAGATACGAAAATTTATTTACTTTTCCAAATTCTCTTCAATTACCAAATATTTCATATTGTTAAGTTCTTTAATGACACCCTTTTGAACTAACTCATTTGCTAATTTTGGATTTGTATTAGCTAGTAACATAATGGTTTGTTCCATATAGATTGTTTTCATATCTATATTTTATTTACCATATTTGAAATCCTCCACAATTGCGAAGAAAACTAATCCACTCTTTTAATCTACCCAATGATACACTATACGATGGTTCAACTAATGACCCATCTAATGCCACAACTGAGGTGAATAATATATCACCATATTCATATTGTTCATCTAATGCTTCGGTAACTTCTTTTGGTATAAATTTACCAGTACCTGCTTCACACCACATACCCATACAAACATATAATCGGTCTTCATCATCCGTAAGATGTTCGTTGTATTTTTCAGATATCAATAATTCTATTGCATCTGCTAATTTATTACATTCCCTTTGATTCTTTAAACCTTTACCATCATTTGAACCCCAATACGTTGTATCGTATCCCAACTCCTTTGATTCAATTGCAGTTTCACATAATGCATGAATTGGTCTCCAACCCCACCAATTGGCTGCAAAATAATCACCTACTTCCGTTTTGGGTTTTTTACCCGAAATATCTACTCCCATAATTTTATATTTTAAATTTTATCTATATAATGTTACAAATGAACCAAAGTTTTTATCAAACACATTTACTGCGTTTTCATAATCACCACTCATCATTTCTTTTTGAATTTTTGCACTATCTAATTCCAATTGTTTGGCTAATTTTCTAGCAGTTCCAATTAAGAAAAATACATTACCATCTGGACCGGTAAGGTCAATTTCAATACCTGTGTTTTTTTTAGTTTTTATCATTGTTTTATATTTTATTTTTTAATTCCGTTATATGTTTACAATCTCTACCTCTACCAAATCCATGTGCCGGACAACTACACGTCCATCTTCCACTATCACTTATCACCTCATAAACTTTACCTTTACTACCTGCAACTGAAAAGGTTTGTTTTTTTACTATTTTTGGTAGTATTACTACTGATTTTTCTATTTTTTTAAACTCTTGTCTAACCCATAATGGTTCAATTTCACTCCATTCATATTTTCTATCCACCTTTGTCCATTTACCTTCTCTGCCGGTAGTAACTAAATACCATTGACCATCAACTACTGATTGGAACGATACTGGTGGTAAATTTGATACAATATTCATATTCTATATATTATGTTCTAAAATGGGCTCCTCCACCAACGTTATAAGATGGTTTCGCTACTTGTGCGAATTTACCATAACTTTGAACTGAATTAGATGGTGAACCAATTGCATCCCAACTACTTTCCCATTTATCAGGTATCTTACCATCTTTGAGTATCAATAACCCAATTGCATTAAAATAATCCTCAATATCCTTATAATTAACCTTAAAAAAGGTATTTAATCTATTGACCTTATCTACGTTAATAAACAATAATGAACGGGCCTTAATTCTACATACTTTAAGATTACGAGTCTTAACTTTTCCATTAAGGGAAACGGTCACATCTAAGAACTGACCAGCGGGGAGATTTTCGAAATTTGAAGAATTCATAATTTTAGGGTTTAGTATCAATTATTATTACAAAGCTAATATACAAAGAATAGCTGAGATTACCAAATTTATTTTAACATATAACAAAATTGATATCCACAATCTTCATCATAATCATCATTCTCTTCAACTGATTGACCTATGATTTCTGTCAACTTAGTTACATCAACTCTATCCCAATATCCAAATCGAAGATAAACTTCATTTGAACCAAATGCTTGGTCAATATCAAACTCACCAAACACATTTTCAATTGCTTTTAATGTAGCAATACTAATTCTATTCATCATAACGTTTATATTTTAAAATTTACCAACATAACATATTACCTGTCTTATCCCAACTTCTAGCACCACTTTCAGTTGCTTTGTGAAGTGTATTGTAAGCCACATCTAAATTGGAATTACCAAATTGACGTTTAAGTTCTGATTTGAACTCTTTAAGGTTCTTAGCCCAAATATCATTGAACCCACCACTTACCCAATTGAATTGATAACGATATTGACCGTTAGAATTCTTTAACAATTTTTCGTACTTTGCTCTATGTTTCATATTTTTATATTTTATAGTTTAAATTAAAGTCCTTGTTCTCTACGTAGCATTATATCGTGATATTCTGCCTCTGAATACTCAACCACTTTTAAGTAAGGTTGAAATTTGGTTTCATAATAACCTCTAAGGTTAGCCATATCAATCATTGAATCAATGAATGACTTACGAACATAAGTCATATCGGATGAACCAAACCCCTGGTCTTCCGGCCAATCAGCGAAATCTTCACTCACATCATTTAGGGCTTCATAAACTGCATCGGAGTAAGTAATTACTCTTTTGGTAAAACGACCCTCAACAGGGAAAGCGTTTCTAACTACATCAAATCCTTCGATTAACGAGGCGGTAGCGAGAACGGAATTAAGGTTAAATGGTAGGCTCATAATTTTATATTTTAAAGGTTTATTATCTCTCAATCTTATAAAGCTAATCTACAACTTATTTTTCATATTTCCTAATATTTTGTCATTTATTTTCACTTTTTTTATGACAAAAAAATAACCCATTGAAAATCAATGGGTTATAAAGTATTCATAATCAATGGGTTATTTTCCCCAATGTTTTTCTTGTAATTCGTATAATTCTATAGCCTCTCTTTTCATTTGACTACCTGCGTTAAAAAACGCCCCTTTTTTCAAATATCCACCTAAGAAATTTCTTCTCATTCTATTCGGGTCTCTATTTGGTTCTGAACCATGTACTACGTGTGAGTGTAAAAGGGCAACTTGTCCTTTTTTAATATATCCTTCTATCTTACGGAAATCATGTCCTTCTGGCATTACACAACTCTTACCTCTCTCACTTCTCCAATTATCAGTATTTGTTGCTTTTCTTTCTTCGTTATCTTCAATTGGTAAAACCGGTAATCTATGTGAACCTTCATAATTCCAAACTGCCCCATTTACTGGGTCGTGATTATCTAATGCTAGTGCAGTATTTACAATTTCATTATGTCCACAACCTGTATAGAAAGCGTTTTGATGTTGGTCTCTTCCTAATTCACCCTTTGGTTTATAATAACCCCAAGTTTGTAAACCAACTACATCACCTTCCATTAGGAATTCACATGCTTCTATAATTTTTGGATGGACGTATAATTTTTCAATAAGTTCTGAATCTTTATGTGGATACATAATTGGTTCGTACTCTTGCCATTTTCCTGGTTCTCTTTCATTACGTTCTAAGCGTAATCTATCTAATTCTGCATTGATTTCATCCACTTCCGTTTCAGTAAGTAATTCTAAAACTGTGAATCCTTTGTATCTCCAATCAAATGACATTTGTTGAAGCTCTTCGGTTGTAAGGTGTTTGTACTTTGCCATAACTTATTTGTTTGTTTTATATAAATATATATATTTTGTAAAAACGATAATTATTTTTTTATGATTTTTATCACTTGTAAAATTGTAATAAATTAGGTAGATATAATTTTAAATTAGGTATCTTATCATATAGTAATAATATTGCTCTTCTATTTGATTCACCAACATTTACATCCAATACATCACCATTTTCTCTATACTTTGTTTCTTTAGGGCCGGATATTCTCCATTTTATAGAAACCGCAATATATAATGAATTTGTTTGTAAACTTGTAAAGGTATTACTATTAACTTCAGATATTGGAGATGCCTCATCACCTGTTTTTTGAATAAAGTATCTTGTTATATACCCTCTAATATAATCGCTTTCATTTGGCGTAGGAATATGAGTATCAAATTTATGATTTGATAATAAAGAATCTACTCTTATTAATTTTTTATATGAATCTAATATACTCATTATTCTTGTCCTATTGTTCTAAATTCACCGGTTACATCCGTTGTCCACATCATACCATCTAATGTATGATTTATTTTAACTATTTGGAAAAAATTTGGATACGTAAATTGTTTTGGTACACCATCTATCCTAAATTTATCATTTACTTTAAAACCGGGTACTCCATGTACTTTAAAATTAAAACTACCAACACCGAATGGTGGATTTTGTTTATTATTTGATGATTTACTTCTACCTCCTGCTCCACCACTTGCAAGACCTTTATCAACTAAAAATACTTGTCTTAATGCTGCAGTATCATTCCAAGCAACTACTTGTAATAATTCTTGAATAGTAGTATCATTTCCTGCTATATCGAATGTAGTTTTAGTTACATCTAATTTTCCATTTCTATCTTGTACTTTTGGAACAACAGCACCTGTTTTTGTATAATATTCATAATTAGCTGCTCTTGCATCATTTTCTAATTCTTCTGCACTTTTTGTTGATTTAGGAGCATTATTATCAACATTTACTTTTTCTTCTGGTTTTATGGACTTCAATCCATATAACATAGAACTAACCTTATCTTCTCTATTACTCCAAACATTGCCTCTCATTGTACGTGGATTAACTTCAGGGCCATGGTCAAAAGAATTATTTTGTTTCTTTTGTACTTGAGAAGACATCTGAGCTTGAGAAACTTCTACTGAGAAATCACATTCTAAAAATGGAGATTCCACTCCTCTAGATTGAAAAGATGTTACCCCATCCACATCGGCAATACCACTAAAATTTAAATCTTGTACTGTCATTTCTAAATCACCAGTAGTTGGATTAATAGTTTCAGTAACATGAAATTTCCATATTGAATTACAAGCAGAAGACATTCCATTTAACATTTCATGAAATACATCTCTAACAACTAAATTTGGTTTACTTATACATTCAACAAAAAAATCAAAATTAATATATAAATTTTTTAAATGACCCCAGAAACCAGTATCTTCATTTATTGTATCAAATGTGGAATCTTGACCATTTGATAATGTTAATTTATATCTAGCAGGAAAGGCATATGGAACTGCATAATTGGGAGTTGCTGCTGCACCTCCATATCCCGGTGCACTTCCGTTAGAATTTGTGGGTGTACTTGCATCACCTTGAGGATGTAAATTAGCTAAATTTGCACTATTATTTAAATCATTGAATATTATAAAATCAGTCAAACCTTTTGTTGCAGATAATGCTTCAACTAATTTAAAGTTTGGTGCCGTAGTATTAGGTATTACTAACTTACTTCTATCCGTTGAGAACATATGTGGAAATCCAGCTATGACCGTATTTTCTATATTAATTTTTTGACTTCTTGATTTTCCACAACCAGTACCTTGTGGTTCTAATTTTATTGGATATGCATTAATAATCTCGGTGGCCAATTCAAATCTAATAAATCTATCTTTGGTTACTAATGGTACATCTTTTGGAATTTTAGCTTCTTTGGTATCATCACCTGTTTTTAATTCAGTATCTGCTTTAGATAGTGTATCTGATAAACTATCACGCATGACCTTATCCATATTAATGAAATTAGCTGCGTTAGATAAATCAGGTGTATCTATTAATTTTTTTACTAATGCTGTTCTTTTTTGACCAGGTAATTCATTAAACATTTGCATGAATAATCCTTTTCCAATATTTGGATTACCCGTTGCGGAATCGATTTCTTCTGCGGTAAACGTTAAACCAGAATCTTTTTTTGGTGTTGAGGTTGGGTTTGCATCTCTATGAGTTTGCATCATAAGAGCAGGTTGACCCATACCAGTTACTTTTACTTCCAATTCATAGGTTTCATTATCACCGAATTTAATACCACCACCTACTACAATTCCTAAGACTGCATCGTATTGATAATCTGAATTTGTCCATTTGTTTGTAATATGTCTCCAGTTGTTATATTTCACAATATCACATACTGTCAATGCAGATAATTGTGAACGAGATTTTGAAGTATTCCATCCCCATTCAATCAATACATGAAATCCACCTTCTAAATAATATTCAGCTAATTTTTGTGCTTGTGGTAATGTAAAACACTTTATTTTAAATGTAATTTGTCGTGTACCTTCTAAATAATCATCAGATGCAAAATTTGTTATGACAGGGGAGGGTCTTAATGCTCTATCAGCACCATCGGCGTATATTGGAGTTCCTCCAAAATTAGTTCCAATCATACCACTCCTATTACCTGCATGAGAACCATATGCTAATTCAAATGTGGTAGCACCACCGATACTTTCTAATACCAACCCATCTTCAACACCAGATACTACGCGAATCCATGCAGACATACCACTTACACCACCCGTTCCATCTAACTTATGTGGTGAATTATTACCACCTCTTTGTTTCAAAAGTTGTGCTAGTTTAGGATATATGTTTGAAAACCCGTATGGTGTTGCCATTTCTTATTATTTTGAAAAATTATTTATAATCGTTGCGTAATCATTTGGAATTCTTAATACAGTTCCATCTGCTACTGCGAATGTTGCATCGTGAATGTTATTAGCGGTTGCTATAATCCACCATAAGGAACTATCTCCGTAAAATTGATGTGCAAGTGTATCCAATCTATCACCCGTCTGGGTCACTGCATATGTATCGTTATCTGATAATGGTATATTTGGATATATTTTTGTTCTATAAACTATTCTACCATCTTTCAATTGATGTGCTTGATTATAATCGTATCTACTTGCCATACTTTAAATATTATTTATTTTATTTTTTCTTTTCAGATGGAAGTGGTTCATATTCCCACTCGATTAATCCCATCGGGTCTTTACCATCATTTTGTGTAGACCATACTTCATATAATAATCTTTGACCAGTATCAGCAGATACGTATGTTACTACAAAATCATTTTCGTTACCATATCCATCCGTTGCTTTAAAATAGTAATTTTTTTCATCTATTTTTTTGATATTAGAAACTTTACCGGTCTTACCACTTCCAGAAAATCCAATTAATTTAGAATATCGGAATGAACCCCAAGCCCATTGTGGATATTCTGCATATTCTTTAGGTACATTTGCACTTATTTTAGATACAGCAGATTCACCTGTCGTTGCAATAGATTCTGCTGATGCAGGTTGTTCTTGTTGTTTAGGGGTATCGGTTACTGGTTTACCGGTTTCTAATGATTTTGGTGTAGAATCAACTCCACCTTTAGTTTGTTCCGTATTACCTTTTACTTCTGCTTCTGATGCAGGTGACATTCCCATCATTCCACCACTTGTACTACCTCCACTACTATTAGATGGTGGTGTATCATTTTCATTTCCAAATGAATCTACTTTTGGAGGAGCAGGAATTGTAATTGGAGTAAGTGTTGGTAATTTCATACCACTTAATCCGGCCGTAGGTGTTATATTCTTAGCACTACTTATTGATTGCACCGGTACTACATTTGATGATGAACCTCCACCACCCGTAATCGGTGCACCATTAACTGCAGTTGAGTTTGGACTACCATTACTTAAATTTGCATTAGTAGCATTAGTATTTGTTTGTGCTTGAGATGCTGCTTGTGCTCTATTAGTATTAATAGCAGTAGTTGCTGCTTGAGATTTAGCATATTTGTATAAAATTTGATTTACTTGTGCTAATTCTACTAATTTGAATTCTATTTGAACATTTACTATTTTTGGTAAAAATAATCCAGATATTTGAGTTTCCCAAGTTACATCATCTTCAACTGTATATGATAATGAATTTATAAATCCAGTAGTATCATGATAGATATTACCTAATGTTAAATTAATAAACGGAGCTTCTACCAATTTATTGACAATTGTTGGATATGCCTTTTGAGTTAAAAAATTAATTTTTTCCCACATCATTGCCAATTCTTCTTCGTTTTGACAATATAATTTTAAGGTAAAACTAGCACTACGTTCTACTCCGGTATATGTCCAAAATGGAAATGGATTCCCAACAAATTTTGAACTATCCCACGAGGGAGAAACTGTTTCACTAAATCCAGTCAATACTGCTCTAAATTGAACCGAACCTCCACCATTTACTGATGACATCCATACCGGTATTAAATCACGAGTAAGTGGTGATATCATTACTTTATTAATAGCATCACCATTATTTGAAGTTATTCCGTATACTTTTTCTAATTTATTTGTATTTGTTTTAGTAAATGGTTGTTTAGGATTATAAGGTGAATAAAGACCAGTTGTATTTTTTATTTCACCAAATGCGTATTCACTTTTACCATAGACACCATTAGTTGCTCTTCTATCTACTCCATATACTGGTGATACTAATGATAAATCAATACGATTAAAAATTCCATCAACGTTATCACTTATAGTTTCAAAATTTAAAATTGTTGAATATGGCTTATCATACGATGGTTTTTCTACTGCTGTTGCTTGTTTTTCTGCTTTCTTCTCATCTAAAAATTTATCTAATTCTGATTTAGAATCGCTTTTCCTTAATTTTTTCTTCAATGCTGCAGTTGCATTAGCACTTGCCTCTCCTAATTTAGTTTTGGCATCTTCTTGTAATTGTGTTATTTTTTTAGTAAGATTAGTAGCTGCACTTTCTACTAAACCATCTTTGACTTTAGTATTAAATTTTACATTACTAATTTGTTTTGAATAAGGTAAATTTGAACTATATTCCCAACCACCATTTGCAAGTTTTTTTCCACCGCTATCAATTCCACTAAATGAATCACGTGCAGATGCATTATTTGCACCTAACGAATTAGGATTTCCAAATAAAGCAGTTCTTACTTTATCTTTTACTAATGATATACCATTACCTAATGCTTGTGCACCAATTGTACTTGGATTACCACCACCGGTTTGTTTTAAAAATTTTCCTAATAATGTACCCTTAGCATCATTTTTAATTTTTGCAAGAGTAATCATTGTATCCGGTTCTATTCCAGCTTGTAGTTCACCTGTATTATTTACATAAGTTGGAATGATGTTTTGTGGAATACCTAAACGTGTATTTACCCCATCTCTTGCTTGTGATAAAGATGTTACTTTACCTCCAAATACAAATTTACCAAATTTTCCTTCAGTAATTTTACCCAATCCTTTACCAATCAAACCACCATCACCGGCAGTTCCACCGGTTGCTTGTTTCATTTTTTCAACCGCAGATGTACTACGTGTTGCTATACGAATTGCTTCATTTCCATAAATTAATGGATTATTTAATTCAACTAAACTTTTTATTCTAATACCACTAAATTCTTGTTTTAATAAATTAGTTTGGTCTGATTTTACTGCTTTTTCTTGTGGAGAACCTGTAAATTTATCTTGCACCGGAGTTAAGTCCAATATCTTTGGAGTTATATCTTTATTTGAACCTTTAAATAATTCTAATATTGTTGGCATAATTAAGCTCCCATTAATCCAAATCGGTTTTTACCACTTTTTTCGTTTGTTGTTGCTACTACATTTGTAACTTTTTCCTTATCCATATACACATCTCTACTTCCAGCAGTTGCTGCAATCAATTCATCTAATTTTTCTATAATTCTATTACTACCATTAAATGCACCTGCTACTGAACCCGCTTTATTTCCTATACCTTCTAATAATCCACCCAACCCACCAAGTAAACTACCTGGGTCTTTTGTTGCAAATAATGTATCTGCTGGATTTGTACTAATTACTTTACCATTTTGAATTACACCATCATTTATACTTTCAGTTGGTTCTGTTTCCATCTGTTGACTTGCTGCAAGAGAATCATCACCACTAGCCCCACTTACAAATCTTTTAGCCCAATCAGGTAAAATATCCATAAACATCGCTTTAATTTTACTACCAATACTACTGAAGAAATCACTAATATATCCACCTAATGTTGGGAACATATCCATAAATACATTTAAAAAAGTTATGGGTAAACGTAAAAACCATTCAGCAATACCTCTCAATCCCTGGCCTAATCCTTCCATTATCATACCAAAATCAAGTGTAAAAATACCTTTTATTATTTTATATATACCACCAATTATATCTGCAATTGCAGTGATTACTGATGAAGCAAATTCAATTGCCTTTACAATAGTATATGATAATATATTTCCAATAAGTTCAAATACACTAGCCATACCTGCACCATCACCAAACATATCTTTAAACGGCACCATTAATTTTTGTACTGCATCCATTATATGAGATAATGCTGCACCGATTGGTTTAAAGAATCCAATTACCAATGACATTATTGGTTTAAGTATACCCATAAGAAGTGTACCCATTGGTGTCAATGCCATCATAATTTGACTAAATTGAGCACTAAGTTGATTAGCCATAGTATCAAATTGTGATTGCATTTCTTGTTGTTTAGCCATCTCTTCAGTTTTTAAAGCCAATTGTTCTCTTGAAACCTTTGTTATATCAACTCCAGATGCTTGTAATTCTTTTGCTGCAGCTAAATCAGCTTCATTCAATTTACCAAATTGTTCTCTAATACGAATTTGATTAGTCAATTCTTCAATTGACATATGTGATGCTTTTGTTAAAGCTTCTTGCTCTTGAATATTTAAATTAGTTATATCACCAATATTTTGTATTGCATCTATTGTTGCTTGTTGTGCTTCTAATGTTTTATTATTTGCTGCTAGATATCTTGCTTGTCCTAAATTTAAATTAGTACCTAATATTGCACTTGCACTTAATTCATCAGTTATACTCGATTGAAAATCTAATAACCCGTCTGCAACTTCTCCCGCTTGTTTTATTGATGTTCCTAATTTTTGGGCTTGAACTGCTGCTAATGCTAATTTTTCAGGTGAACCATTAAAGTATTTATAAGCATACTCCGAACTTTCAGCCATATCTTTTAATACTGCTGCAGGTGCTACTTTGGCAATTTTAGCCATAGCTACAGTCTGAGCAATAAGATATTGAGCTTGTTCTTGATTTAATCCACCAATATTTTGGAATGTTTTATTTAATTGTGCTGCAGTGTCTACTGATATACCAAAGTTTTTATTAAGTACTACCATATTTTGTAGTACTGCGTCAGAAACCCTTTCAGTTGGTCCTAATTCTTTTGAAAATGCTGTTGCTGCACTTGCAACCTCTTCCATAGATGCACCCAATGGTGCAGTTGCACTATATACTCTACCTATTTGTTGTTCTAATCCTTTAGTTTGTGAATTTAATAAACCAGTTTCTTGTCTAAATTTCTTAGCTGCTTCTGTTAATTTATAAAATCCAATAACACCAATTGCAAGTGCTGCAAGTATTGCTAATGCTGCTGCAGTATATGGATTTGTAAGTAATGGTCCAACCATTTCTCCTGCTGCACCTAATCCTTCGGTCATTCCTCCTGCAAACGATGATGTAAACCCTTCTCCTGCTTTTAAATTATTAGTAAACGCATCTGAGAATTTATCAGTAAACGCTGCGGTTGTTTCACCAATTTTTTTGTTTATAGTATCATATGGAATTATATTATTAAGAATTTTACCAACTATTGGAATTTCTGCCAGAGATGATTTTAAACTATCTAATTGTTCAGTCATAGCAGAACCAAAATCTTCAGCTTTTTTAGCAACTTGGTCAACAATATCTCTTCGTTTTTGTTCAATACTTAATGCTTCTTTTGCTGCTGTTACTTGATTCAGTAATTCATTTTTTAAATCTTCATTTAATCCCCAATTAGCTTTTGTAAGTTCTTTTTCTTTTTCTTTTAATGCATTAATAGCTTTACCCAATCCTTCAGTATCTTCCATCTCATCAACGATTTTTTTCATCATATCTGTTGAGTTGGTTAATATATCAAGATGTCTATCTGATTTTTCGGCAAGATTATCCATATTCCTACCAATTGATTTGGTAAGGTCATCCATTTCTCTTATTTCAATAAGTTCTTTTTTTGATTTATTATCTGCCATTTATCTTTTATATTCCTATTATCTTGGTAAATATCTTTTTAAATAATCAGGTACTTCCAATCCTTTTGCTTCTTGTTCTTTAGCCCATTGTGCAACTCTATCTAAATCTTTATCTGCATCTTTTAATGCATCTTGAATACCTTTATCTTTTTCGATATATTTTCTCAAAGCACTTTTAAAAAATGTAGAAAATAATCCTTCATTTTTTAATTTGTGTTTCTTTTGTATTTCTTTAAATAATTTTCTATCGTTTTCAGTTAGCTTCATAGTGTTCTCCATTTATACTACTATAAATATAAAGCATAAAAAAAGTGAGGAAATTATCTCCTCACTTTTACATTAGGTCCAGTTTTATTTGAAATTTCTTTCGAACTTTTCTCTTGTTGTTCTCGTTCTTTCTTTTTAGTATTTGCCAATTCATTGTAGTAAAAATTTCTAATATGAACCGGTAATCTATAAATATCACTTTGAATAAACCCATTACCATAGTAACATAAATCAAAAATTTGTTTATGTAGTATTGTAGAATAGTTACTCGGCAGGCCAAAAAAACCCTACGCCCATTGGTATAGAGCGTACCTCCGTTTCTCCATTTTCTGGGTCTGTATAATCAAATTCCATTTTGATATCAGGTTGTAATGTTTTTAGATGTTCTCTAAAAGCTTTGGTATCTTTTGATAAGAATTTATTATTAATAAAATCGGTGATTGATTTAGTATCTTCTTTACCATCAACTGAAACTAACATATAACGATATCGTGTAGTTAATTCACTTCCACCTGATTCTTTATTCAATCGTTTCATTGCAGTTACATCTGCATCAATTTTCTTTTCATCACCATGTGTCAATAATTTAAAAACTAATTGATTACCCAAAGATGTTTTAAATGTATACTTATTTTCTCTAGTTAATTTAGTAAAATCAATATCTTTTGTTTTAACTTTACCCAAATCAACATTAACTTCATCTACTTCACCTGCTGATGTTTGTATTTGTACTTTATATTCCGGTCCGTATCCTAAAATACGTGTTGCTAACATAATAGCATTTTTATCACCCAAAACGATATCATCTGGGTTTATTGCTTTATCTACTATGATTGCTTCGAATAATTTATCTAAAACTACTCCCTTTTTAATTAAACTTTGAGAGGTAAGAATTTCTTCTTCTCTTGCAGTCATATATTTTAGTTCAATTTCACCCTTAGATAGTGGGTTTGATTCTGGATAACATAATCCTTGAGATGGTAGGGAGACAATCTCCGTTGCAAATTCGTATTGTGACATAATTAACCTTTATTTTGTTTATTTGTATATAAATATATAATTTTCAAAAAATTATAAAAAAAGGAGATATTTCTATCTCCTTTTCAATTTATATTTTAACTTTATATTAGAATTCTAAGATTGCGTAATCGTAAGTTAATGTTAATGTGATTTCAGCTACATCAGATGCGTTTGACCAATCTAAGTCACCAAATTGTGCGTTTGAAATAAATGCACCTTTTAATTTCCATTGTTCAATCTTATCACCTACTGGTCCTAACATATAGATATCTACATCTTTTTTGTAGAAATCTGCGTAACCATCACGACCTGTTAGGGATTCATGTGATAAACGTACCCACTCCATTACTGCTTGAGCACCAGATGGAACGATTGGGTCAAATAGAGTAATCTCTAAATCTTGCCAAGTTCCTTTACCTTTCAACTTTCTTTGGATGTTGATATGGTCTAATGTGATAGTCTCAAACTGAATGTTTGGTCTATTAGCTGTTTTTATCATGTATGAAGGTATACCACCGATGTCCAATATAAAACGATTTTTCGTTTTTGGTTCAAAGTTGGTATAAAACATTTCGTTAAAATCTAATACTTGTGCCATTTTATTTTTTCTCCTATTATACTAATAAATATAATGTTTCTATTTTTTTAATTTTTTACGCTGTGAATGATGCACCTGTTGGTAAGATGTTAAAGTCTAACACGATGAATTCCGCAGTTTTAGTTGGTTGTAAGAAAATCTGACCAGCTAAGATATTTCTATCAATTACATCTGGTGTGTTATTAGTATCATCCATCACTACTCTAAACGCATATAAACCTTGTCTTTGTTGAATTGCTTCTAAATAAGGATTAACTGTGTTTAAGAATCTATTTCTTGTAGTTGCAGTATTTTGTTCAAACACTAAGTAACGAGAAGTAGAAGCGATATATTTTTTAACTTTGATTAATAATCTTCTTACGTTGATTCTATCTAATGCAGATGATTTATCTTGTAAGGTCTTTTGTCCAAATGCCACGATACCCTCACCAGGGAAAGAAGCGATTGGGTTTACTTTACCTTCATATAGAGTATCTCTCTCTGCATGTGTCAATCTATTTAATACACTAACTGCACCGATGATACCACCACGATTTAAACCTGCTGGTGCGAACCATTCTGCTGCTACCGCGTCATTTGCTGCGTAGATACCTGGCATTAATACTGAAGGTGGTACTGTTGTTAGTTTGTTTGTGTTTCTATCGATTGTTTTAACCCACGGGTAGTAACTACCTACATAGTTTGAATCTACGTTTGTTGCCTCGTCTACTACTGCAGAAATTGTTGCATCATAATCAGATAACTCACCGATGAAGAATACATCTTCACGAGATTCAGCCATTTCCGTAATATAATCAAATACATATGGATGTGC